CACAATTGGTTTCTTCGGCGTGCGCGATGTCACTGACGATCTAACTGGACTCGCCTTTTTCGCCGTGGTCGCCCTGTCCCCGATGGTGGTGTGGCCTTACTGCTTAAAGCGGGCAGCGGCGTGGCGCCGTGGTGAGCATCCGCCATTCTAGTCTCGTCGCGGCTCTGCACGAGCGACCCTTTACGCTCGCGAGCTTTTCAGCAGACCTTTCCGGTAAGTCAATTGAAGGCTTTCTAGGTGAATCTGACCTCGATTTAGTAGCGCGACATTTCTCACTCCAGAAACCGCCCACCAAGAGCCAAGTACAGCTTTTCTTCAGCGAGCATCTAGCTTCTAAGACAGAGCTGCCACTTTCGGCGGGGTTCACCGGTAAGGTTGTCGCGTTTGATGCGCGAGTTCGCGCAGCTTTGGGTCTTGCTCGCAGCACTCGGCCCTCGTGAGGACCGATGGAGCCTGTCCTATGACGGGCCTGAGTGACCTGCTCCGGCGGTACTCGAGAAGCTAACCGACCGCGGCGGAGATGCCCTCCGCCGCGATGCCGTTCGTGCCTCCTACAGACGCCCCCAAGCGCGACTCCCGTACCCGCGCGATACCCGCTTTCGACGGCCGTTAGCGCCCAATGGCGGCCATTCAGTTCTCGGGTGTCGACCAACACAGAAAGCGGGCGTCCTCAACCGAGTTCATCCCGCGGACCTCGAAGCCGGGCAACTGACGCAGCCGTTTGAGTGCAGCATCTTCCCCGGTAGCCATCTGCGGAAACGCTACTCGCGTTTGCCGGGCGCCATCGTTCAACAGCCACCAGACGTCGACGCCCCATGGCCCGCTCTCGTTGGTCTCGACGTAGACTGCCGCGACGTCGATCATCCGCATGCGCTGCTCCGCTTGTCCAGGCGCACGGCAGACAATGTCGTCATCTGCAGTGACCTCTACAACGAATGCCGCTTCTGAGTGCCTCATCCCGCAAAGCTGCCTCGTTCACGGGTAAAGGGCAATGTCCGCTTTCCTGCCATGAGCCGACATCAAGTTACACGGACCAGCGGTAGTCACTCGCCCGCAGTGATCGGTGACGCAGCCGCGCCGATCACACCCGCCCCGATCTTGTACTCGACGCCGCGCGCGACCTCGTCGACCCGCGCCGCCGTGGCCGCGGCATCGTAGCCGCCCTTGGCATTCAGGCAGGCGTTGACGGTGCGCTCGTGGCGCACACCGTCGTGCTCGAAGGTGACCGCGACCGTTCGGGCCGCGGCGTCGAAAGCGCCAATGCTGATCTTCATGTTGTCGACTCCGTCCAGTGGCTGTCGGCAGTGATGTCGACGCGGGCGAGCTGACGCGGCGTCATCGTCTGGAGCGCGGCCTCAAGCCGGTTCGATGCGGCGCGCACCGCGTCGATCGCGGCGAAGCGTCGCTCGATCGCGGCCGGCACGTCCCCCGTGGCGATGGCAAGCGCGCGCGAGTCGTTGAGCTGGCGCCACAACGGCGCGATCGCCTCGATGCGCCGGGCTGCCTCGCGCTTCGTGGCCGCGACCAGCCGCGCGCGGCGCTGATCGGCGGGCTCTACCGGCGCGCGGCTCGTCGGTAGGCCGTCGGCGCCGGGGGCGATGATCTCGCCGCGCGTCTGAGCGGCGAGAAGCCGCTGGTGCTCCTCGTCGGAGATCGCACGAGCGTCGTCGGGCAGCGTCATATGCACGCACGAGTCGAAGAAGGCGTTGTGCCGGGCACTGTAGTGAAGCGTCATGGCGAACCCTAGTGACCGATCGCGACCAGGCGCGGCCAGCTCGGCTGCCGGTCGGACGCCGCGGAGCTGACCAGTTGCCGCATGACCGTCGCACTGCTGCTCGAGAAGCTGATCAGCTGGTACAACGCATGAGACTCAGCGTCCGCGGCGGCGACCTGGGTCGAGACGCACACCTGATAGCAGCCGTTTGGGAAGGAGAGCGGGAACGTGACCTCCTGCGCGTTCTCCTGGCCAGGACTTTGTTTCGCACCTGTGACCCACTGGATGATCAGCCCGTTGGGCAGGGAAGTGTAGCCATTGTCAGATAGCGAGCCGCCATAGGCCTTCGCGACGTCGACGGCGGCGACGGGGAAGCTGCTCGGCTTGTTGAGTAGATTGTTCCAGTCACGCAATTGATTGGCGTGCAAGCCGTCAAGCAAGTCCGCGTCGAGACCCGACCCCGCGCCGTCGTTGTTCACGCGCCAGACGGTGTCGCCGCCTTGCTCGAAGACGATAGCGCCCAGGTTGGTGCTGTCGACGGTCGCGAGCATCCGGGAGCCGGACCAGCCGATCTTGACCGTGTTACCGGTCTGACCGACGCCCGTGCCTTGCTGCACCGGCGTGAAGCCGAGCCGGCCGGCGACGTCGGTGAAATAGCTGCTGTCGAGCCCGTCGAGCAGATCGGCGTCGAGCCCGGAGCCGGCACCATCGTTGTTGACGCGCCACACCGCGTCGCCGCCGCGCTCGAACACGAAGGCGCCGAGGTGACTGTTGTCGACGGTGGCGAGCAGGCCGCTGTTCGACCAGCCGATCTTCACCGTATTGCTCGACTGGTAGTAGCCCGTACCCTGCTGGACCGGCGTGAAGCCGAGCCGGCCGGTGACATCGGCGAAATAGCTGCTGTCGAGCCCGTCGAGCAGATCGGCGTCGAGGCCTGAGCCGGCGCCATCGTTGTTGACGCGCCACACCATGTCGCCGCCTTGCTCGAACACGAACGCGCCCTGGTCGGACGAGTCAACCGTGGCGAGCAGGCGATAACCCGACCAGCCGATCTTGACCGCGTTGCCATATTGGCCGGTGCCGGTGCCCTGCTGCACCGGGGTGAAGCCGAGGCGATTGGCGATGTCGAGGAAGTAGCTGCTGTCCAGGCCGTCGAGCAGGTCGGCGTCGAGGCCCGAGCCGGCGCCATCGTTGTTGACGCGCCACACATTGTCGCCGCCGCGCTCGAACACGAACGCGCCCTGGTCGCTGGTGTCGACGGTCCCGAGCAGGCGCGACCCCGACCAGCCGATCTTCACGCTGTTGGGCAGCTGGCCGGTGCCCGTTCCCTGCTGCACCGGTGTATAGCCGAGCCAGCTGATCAGCGCGCCTTTCGCGGTGGCGGGGGTGAGCGCGCGGCGCCCGTCCTCGCCGGCGCTCGCCTGCTCCTGCGTGGCGAGCGTGACCACACCCGCGCGGTAGGGCGTGGCGGCGGGGTTGCTGAAGCGGGCGTCGCCGAAGGTGATCGCGGTCGCGGGCAGGTCGACCAGCTCGACGTCGAGCGCGAGCAGCAGCAGCGCCTGCGACGACTTCTCCACGATCACGCCGGGCTGCCCGTAGAGCGCGAAGAGCGTCCCGTCCGACAGGTACAACGCGAAGGAGCGGACCGTGTAGCTGTCCTCGCTGTCGTCGGTGACGGTGAGGTGGAGCGTGTCGGGCGCGGTGGCCTCGCCGGAGAGCGTGCCGACGCGCTTCACCTCGTCGGGCAGCGTGACGGTCGTGGGCGAGGCGACGAGCGCGACGGCGGAGAAGCCGACCGTGTCAATCCGGACCGCGCGGAAGCCGCCGTTCACCTGGTCCAGCACCGCGGCGCGACCCGCGTCGGTGATGACGAGCCGCACGCCCATGTCAGGCCACCATCGCGAGGCGCGCGTGCGCCGCGGGGCGCGCCGCGGCGACGGCGGCGAAGCGCTGCCCCGCGCGCACCTTCTGCGTGAGGGTGAAGGAGCAGCGCACGGGCTTGGTCCGCGCGACCTCGGCGCCGATCGCCTCGACATAGGCGGCATTGAAGTCGCCGGGGACGACGCCGTCGACATCGATCACCAGCGCGAACGTGTACGGTCGCCTCGGCGGGCTGAACTGCCACCACTCGCGCAGCATGAAGCCACCGCCGAAGCTGGCCACCAGGTCGCGGATGCTGGCGACCGTGCCCTTGCGGCGCTGGATCGGGATGGCGGCGCGGACGCGCGCGCGGCGGATCGGCTCGGGCCAGTCCTCCGACCAGCCGTCGATCGCAACTGCCCAGGCGAGATAGGGCAGCAGCTCGGCGGGGCAGGTGTCGGGATCGACGAGCGGGCGCAGCGGTGAGGGCACGTCGCCGAGCCGCGCGGTCGCGGTCTCGAGCGCCCGCTCGAGCGGCGTGGCGTTGGGCGGGAGCAGCGTCACTCGTCGACCCCGCCGACGGTGACGGTGATGCCGCTGCACCAGGTCGCCGCGGTGCGGTCGACCACCACGTCGGCGGCTGGCTGGTGGAGGGCGACGTTCTGGACGCCCTCGACGTGGAGCGCGGCGAACAGCGCCGAGCGCGTGATGTCGAGCCCGAGCCGGTGACAGCGCGCCGCGTGCGCGGCGACGTTGGCGCGCGCCTGGGCGAGCGCGGTCGCCGCGT